GTTTTCTTTTCCTCTCCCAAGATCTCGCGTGTTTTTGGAAAGATCCGCAAACTTAGCAATACTAAAAAGGAGTTGAGCAAAGATCCGGGATCAGATCGAGAAATTAAAGGCAAGCATCCGAGAATTCGGGTTCTTGACGCCGTGCCTCATCGATCGAGAGTATAATCTCATCGCCGGACACGGAAGGGTGGCCGCGGCGAAGGAGCTCGGGATGGAAACCGTCCCGTGCGTCTTTATCGAGGGCCTAACAGAGACGCAGCGCCGCGCGTATATCCTCGCGGATATCTTCGGAGGCTCAGGGACGACCCTGATCGCGGCGGAGCAGCTAAAGCGCCGGTGCCGGATCATGGAGTTAGATCCGCATTATTGCGACGTCATTATTAACCGATGGGAAGAATTCACCGGAGGAAAGGCGGTGAAGATCGATGGCTAAAGAGAGGATGTCGTTAAATGAACAGGCGAAAAAGATCCTCGAAGAAGCAGAGGAAAAGGGAGTAAAACAAAACTTTTTCTTTACGACGACCTTCAAGCGCTACCAGGTACAAAACCGAATCCTGCAGGAACTCGAGGAAGCGATCGCCGAATACGGCGCGACCGTTACGAAGGAATACGTTAAAGGCCGGCAGAATCTGACGGCGAATCCGGCGATCACGGAGTATAACAAAACCGCGACGGCGGCCAACGGAACGGTGTCGACATTAATCAACATTATTAAAACACTCAGCGACGACCCGGACGGGATGGACGCGCTCGCGGAGTTTTTGAGAGCCGACAATGGAGACCGATAATTTTATTCTCGCATATTATCAGCGGATCACGGACGGGACGGAGAACGTCGGCCGGTGGGTCCGTCTATTATACGAGATGATTATAAACGGCCTCGAAAACGGAGAATTTTACTTCAATCAGCAAAAAGCAAACCGCGCGATTCGCTTTATCGAGACATTCGTCCGGCACAATAAAGGGAAGCTCGCGCCGGGAAGATTGAAGCTGGAGCTTTTTCAAAAAGCGTTTTTATCTATTCTTTACGGGATCGTCGACGAAAGCGGCAAACGTCAATATACGGAGGTCGCTTTTTTTGAAGGCCGAAAGTGCGGGAAGACTTTACTCGCGTCCGGGATTATCGCGTACGAGGCATTCGTCGACGGAGAATTCGGCTCCGAGATCTACTGTGTCGCGCCGAAGCTCGACCAGAGCGATCTGGTATTCTCCGCGTTCGAGTTTACGAAAGATAAAAATCCGGATCTCGCAAAAAGAGCGCGGAAGCGGAAGAACGATATCATGATCGACGCGACGAACACGATCATAAAAAAGATCGCTTTTAACGATCGAAAATCCGACGGATATAATCCGATGCTCACCGTCTGCGACGAGATATCTTCCTGGCCGGGAGAGCGAGGGCTCAGGCAATACGAGGTGATGGTGTCCGGAACCGGAGCAAGGCGGGAGCCGATCACGCTCGCGATCAGCTCCGGCGGATACGTAAACGAGGGAATTTATGACGAGCTATTCAAGCGCGGGACGCGGGTCCTTCTCGGAGCCTCTCCGGAGAAACACTTCCTGCCGGTATTTTATATCATAGACGACCCGAACAAGTGGGATGATATAAACGAGCTCCGGAAGAGTCTCCCGGGCCTCGGAGTATCCGTCCCGGTGCAGTTTATCCTGGACGAGATCGAAGTCGCTCGCGGATCACTCAGCAAACGGACGGAGTTTATAACGAAGTACGCGGGAATCAAATCGCAAAGCAGCACCCAGGCATGGCTGCCGGCGAACATCATCGAAGCGGCGAGCGGAGACCCGCTCCGGCTTGAAGACTTCCGCGATTCGTACGCGCTCGCCGGGCTCGACCTCAGCCGGACGACAGACCTGACGGCGGCGACCGTCCTCATACAACGCGGCGAGGATATTTATATCTTCGCAAAATTCTGGCTTCCGGGAGAGCGGATCGAAGAAGCAACCGCGAGAGACGGGCTCCCGTACGATATATACATAAAGCGCGGAATCCTCGAGCCGTCCGGCGATAACTTCGTCGATTATAAATCCGCGTATAACTTTTTTACGGAGCTAATCGAAAAGTATCAGATATACCCGCTAATGATCGGATACGACAGATACTCCGCTCAGTATTTAATCCAGGATCTAAAATCGTACGGATACCAGGTCGACGACGTATATCAGGGATACAACATGACCCCGGCGATAAACACCTTCGAAGGGCTTCTTCGAGATCATCGGATTCATATCGGCGACAACGATCTTCTAAAAGTCCACTTAATCGACACCGCATTAAAGCGAGATTATAACTCCGGAAGAGCGAAGATCGTAAAGGTCCGACAGGCGGGACATATCGACGGCGCGGCCGCGGTACTCGACGCGATGATCGTCAGGGACAAGTGGTGGAACGAGCTCGGGGACAGATTACGAAACGAGGAGTGAGATATGGGATTTTTTGAGAGACTATTCGGACGCGAGAGGCGGCTTGCGGAGGACCGGATCGACGGCTTTTATCGGATGCTTGACGGATACGCTCCGCAATTCCGGACGTTCGGCGGGAAGATCTACGAGAGCGAGCTCGTCCGGGCAGCGATCGACGCCAGGGCCCGCCATGCGTCTAAATTAACGGTTGTTATAACAGGATCAGCGAAACCGGCGCTGAGCGGACTATTAAAGAGAGCTCCGAACGAGTTTATGAGCTGGGGTCAGCTACTTTATAGAATATCGACGATCCTGGATGTAAGAAATACCGCGTTCGTCGTTCCGGTCATAGGGGAGCACGGAGAGACGACGGGGATCTTCCCGATCTGCCCGACGGAGTGGGAGCTCGTCGACGTAAAAGGCGAGCCGTTTATCCGGTTCCGCTTCGGGCAAGGAAAAGAACCGCTCGCGATCGAGCTCCGGCGCGTCGGAATCATGACGAAATTCCAGTATAAAAACGAGCTCTTCGGCGAGAGTAACGGAGCGCTCAGGGAAACGATGGAATTAATCGCGATACAACGCCAGGGAATCGAGGAGAGCGCGAAGAACGCCGCGACGTATCGCCTCATGGCCAAAGTATCCAACTGGTCGAAGGACGCGGACCTCGCGAAAGAGCGCCAGCGGTTCGACAAGGAGAACTTCCAGAGCGGCGGCGGCGGGATCTTGCTTCTCCCGAATACGTACAGCGATATCAAACAGCTAAACCAACAGAGTTACAGCGTCGACGCGAATCAGCTTAAAGCGATCCGGGAATCCGTCTTCGATTATTTCGGTGTAAACGACGAGGTTCTCCAAAACGCCGCATACGGAGACAAATATAACGCTTTTTATGAGGGCGCGATCGAGCCGTTCGCGATACAGATCTCCGACGTATTAACCAGGATGTTATATACGACCAGGGAAACCGCCAACGGCGCCGGGATCTTTTTCTCAGCTAACCGGCTGCAGTATATGAGCAATACGGACAAATTAAACGTATCCGCGGAGATGCTCGATCGAGGGCTTATGACTCTGAACGAGGTCCGGGAGATCTGGCAGCTCCCGCCGGTCGAAGGCGGAGATGTCCGGATCATCCGCGGCGAATACTACGACGCCGCGACTAAACTAACAGAAACGGAGGAACAGACAGAATGATCACACCAGAAACGCGGGAATACAGAGCGTTCGATATCGTAAAACGCAGCGAAGAAGAAGCCGCCGGCCGGATCTACGGGCGAGCGGTTATATTTAATTCTCCGACCGTCATGTATAAGGACCCGGAGACCGGGATCGAGTACAAGGAAGAAATCGACGCCCACGCATTCGACGAGGCTCAGATGGACGACGTTATTATGAACGTTAACCACGAGGGCCCGGCGATCGCGAGGACCCGGAACCATACTCTCGAGCTCCCAATTAATCCGCTGTCGCTTGACGCCGACGCGGATCTCACAAAATCCCAGGCAAGCCGGGACGCACTCGAAGCCGTGCAGAATGGGCTTCTTGATAAGATGTCGTTCGCCTTTACGATCGCCCCAGGCGGGGACGAATACGACGGCGAAACACATACAAGGAGAATTCTAAAGATCGACCGTTTATACGACGTATCTCTCGTGAATTTTCCCGCATACGAACAGACTTCTGTGTCTGCTCGCGATTATTTTTCCGGGAAGGCGGAGGCCGAACGGAGAGCTTCAGAGGAAGCAGCAAAGGCAGCGGAGGCGGCCAGGATCGCAGCGGAAAAAAGAGAGGCTCTGTCCGCAATCCTTAAAGAACTGGAGGTGTCGAGATGATCATCAGCGAGATGGATATTAACGACATCGAAGAAAGACGCGCACAGATCGCGGAAGAAATGAACGCAGACGGCGCGAACATTGACGCACTTTTAACCGAAGCGAGAGCGCTTCTCGACCGAAAGACTCAGCTCGCGAGAGAGGAAGAGGAGAGAAGAAAGCTCGCCGAAAGCGTCGCAGCCGGCAAGACCGGAAAAACAATCGAAGAACACAAGGAGGAACACAAGATGGATATTAAAGAAATCAGATCTTCGCAGGAGTACATCGAAGCATACGCGAAGTACGTAAAGACCGGAAAGGACGCGGAGTGTCGCGCTCTTCTCTCCGATAACGCGACGAACGGAGTCGTTCCGGTTCCGACATTCGCCGCCGAGATCGTCGCGGAGAGGCTGAAGGAGTCCAAGATCCTGAGCCGCGTCCGCCGCATGAACGCAGCCGGCAACGTTAAGGTGGGATTCGAGATCGACGCACCCGCCGCCGGCGTACACGAGGAAGGCGGCGACCCGATCACGGCCGAGTCTCTGGGGCTCGGAATCGTTGAGCTTCGCCCGGTAACTCTGAAGAAGTACGTCCCGCTCTCCGACGAGGCTCTCGACAGCATGAGCGGAGAAGAGTATCTGCGTTATATTTACGAAGAGATCACTCGCGGAATCATCAAAGCCCGCGAGAACGCAGTCGTGGCTGCTATTCTTGCAGCACCTCAGACCGCGACCACGAGCGCGCCCGCAGTCGCTAAGACCGGAACCGCAGCCGGAGCGATCGACGACTTCGTAAAGGCCCGCGCGCTGCTCAGCTCCGCCGCGGAGGATCTCGTAATTATCTGCACCCCGGCCCAGTACGCGACATATCGCGGACTCCAGATGGCCGCGACCTACGGCGTCGACCCGTTCGACGGCCTCGAGGTACTCTTCAGCGACGCAGCGACCGCGCCGATCATCGGCGACCTTTACGGCGTTATGGAGAATCTCCCGAAGGGCGATAACGTACAGTTTAAGTACGACGATCTCACCAATATGAAGGACGATATCGTTAACGTTCTCGGACGTCTGCCCGTCGCGACCGGCGTCGTCGGAAATAAGTACTTCGCGAAGGTGTCCGCATAATGAGAATTAAACTCACTCGGGAGACATACGTCAGGCTTCCGGGTGGTACAGAGATAGAGGCCTCGGAGACGGAGGCCTCTCGTCTCTGTATGCTCAGAGTCGCGGAACGTATCGAAGAACCAGAGAAGAAGCCGGCAAAGGCTCCCGCACGAAAACCCACAAAGAGAGGATGATCCTTCATGGCGTCAGATTATACGAGCCTTCTCGCGAAGGTAAAAATCTCGCTCCGCCGTACGGATACGACATACGATCCGGAGATCCTCGATCTCATAGAAGCGTGTCTGGAAGACTTGAAGACCGTCGGAGTTAAGACGGACAATATCGACGATCCGCTGATCATCCGCGCCGTCTGTACATACAGCCGCGCGAACTTCGGCACCCCGCCGAATTACGGAGATCTAAAAACAAGCTACGACGATCAGAAAGCCCAGATGATGGTGGCGAGCGAGTACACAAATTACGACGCATACGGAATTAAATCATATCTCGACCGACGGGAGGGATAACGCATGCGCGACGATTTAATCACGTTAAGACAGCTCGCAGCGAACAAACGGCCGGACGGAGTAATGGAGACGACGGCGAAGGAGAAGACGATCTTCTGCCGAGTCGACTCTGTATCCGGCTCCGAGTTTTTCGCAGCCGGTCAAAACGGAATACATCCGGAGTATCGATTTACAGTCTGGGCCGACGAATACGCCGGCGAGAAAGAAATCACGTACAACGGGAAAGAGTATCGCGTATATCGGACGTACAGAGCGACGGAGGATTTAATCGAGCTTTACGCGGAGGAAAGGACCGGCGTATGAGCGAGATCAAAATCGGAGATCTCTCCGGAACGATCGAAAGCCTTCTGAAAGAATACGGAGAACAGATCCGGACAGAGCTCGAAGAAGTAATTCCGGCAGTCGCAAAAGATACGGCGAAACAGATCCGCACAAACGCAAAGAAAGAAGGGCTCGAAAACTCCGGCGAATACGCACGGGGATGGAAAGTCTCGACAGCTCGGAACGTTTACGGAGACACGACGGCGACCGTATACAACGCGACGAAGCCAGGGCTTCCGCACCTTCTCGAATTCGGACACGCGACACGCAACGGCGGCCGGACGAAACCGGCGGAGCATATCAAACCCGCGGAGGAATGGGCGGAGAAGGAAGTTATTAAACGAGTAAAGGAGGCAATCGAGTGACATATACAGAGATGGCCGGGAAGATCGCAGATCTCTGCGATACGATCGGAATCCCGGATAAATACGTATATTACCAATGGCCGGTGGGACTCGCTCCAGAGCCGCCGTATATCGTTTACTGGACTCCGAACCGCGACGACTTCCGCGCCGACGATATCAATTACGTAAAAGCCGCGACTCTCGTCGTCGAGCTTTATACGGATAAAAAAGATCCGGATCTCGAAGCAGCCGCAGAGGCATGGTTCGAGGCTCAGGAACTCGCCCCGGATATCGAGGAGGAATATCTCGACACCGAGGCAATGCACGAAACACTTTATACAATGGAGGTAATAATCGATGGCTAACAAGGTACAATTCGGCCTGAAGAATTTTCACATCGCGCCGTTAACCTTTACCACCTCGCAGGATCACCCAGGCGCCCAGATTCCGAACTTCGGGGATTATACATGGATTCCCGGAGCCGTATCTCTCAGCATTAACCCGGAAGGCGACGCGACGCCTTTTTACGCGGACGATATTATTTACTTCGTATCCGAAGTAAATAATGGCTATACCGGTACGGTTGAGCTCGCTTATATCAGGCCGGAAGACGCCGTGCTCATATGGGGCGACGTCATCGCAGCGAATAACGTACACGTCGAGACGGCATATCGTAACGAATCGAAGCACTTCGCGATGGCGTTCGAGTTTATGAACGACCAGAAACATACTCGTTACGTTTATTACGACGTCGTATTTGAGAGGCCGTCAATTAACGGAGCAACGGCGACCAACGTCAAGGAGCCACAGACGACAACGCTCAACTTCCGGTGCGTACCGCTCCCGGTCGGACTCACCGGCTCCGGCGGCATGAATATCCGCGCAACGAAGACGGACGCCGGAACGGCTCAGAATCCGGACACCGTATACGACGAGTGGTTCGATTCCGTCTGGTACCTCGATACACCGTATACGCCGTAATGTATCAGATTATTAAAATCGGAGATCAGGACGTCCCGATGCGCTCTTCAGCCGCTACACAGTATCGGTTCAAGAGCGTCTTCGGGGCGGATCTGATGTCCGCGCTCTCTCGAGCGTATAATTCACCGGACAACCGCGCGGAAGCAGCGGAATTAATCCCGAAGCTCGCGTTCATCATGGCGAGACAGGCCGCGAACGAAGCGGACTGGGGAAAGATCAACACACAGACCTTCCTGGACTGGGCGGATCAGTACGACGCGACGGATATGGCAAAGGCCGCGATCGATATCGTATCCGTTTATAACCGGAACACCAAAACGACAAGCTCACCAAAAAACCCGGAAGGCGCACCGTCCGAAAGATGAATGGGGCGATCTTTACGCTCCGAGCTCTCCAGGCCGGGCTGCGCCTCTCCGAACTTGACGAATTAAACGAGGGCGACGTCCTCGATATAATCATCGAATCCGCGAACGATTCCGCGGAATACGACTACGAAGCAACTCAGGAAGACATGGACAGATTCGCCGCGGGAGGTGACTAAAATGGCACGGAACCGAATCGCGGGGATCACGATCGAGATCGGCGGCGACACTACACAACTGACGAAGGCGCTCGCCGGAGTAAATAAGGATCTCCGCGACACACAAACAGCACTAAAAGACGTGGATCAGCTTCTAAAGCTCGACCCGACAAACGTCAATCTATTAAAGCAAAAACAAGACCTTCTGACCCGCGCGATCGACGACACGAAGCAGAAACTCGATATCGAGAAGGATGCTCTCGCGCAGCTGAAGAACGCGGACCAGACGGACGAGGTAAAAGATAAACAGGCCGCTCTGGAGCGCGAGATCGCAGCCACAGAGCAAAGTCTAAAAGGCCTAAAAGGTGAGATGAAGGACTTCGGGAGCGTCTCGAAGCAGCAGCTCGAAACGACCTCGAAGAAATTCGGAGAACTCTCGCAAAAGACGCGCGGCCTCAGCACAGCCGCCGCCGGACTCGCCGCCGGGCTGCTCGGAAACGCTTATAACGCAGCGCAAACAGCGGACGAGATAGAAACGCTGTCGAAGCAGTACGGAGTGACGACGGACGATATCCAAAAGATGATGTACGCGGAGGAGCTCGTCGACGTCGATCTTCAATCTATGCTCGGAAGTATCCAGAAAGTAACGAAGGCGATGGGTTCCGAGAGCTCAGCGTTAACGACTCTCGGGATACGGACGACAAACGCGGACGGAAGCATGAGGGACGCGACGGACGTCTGGTATGAGGCTCTCGAAGCTCTCTCGCAGGTCGAGAACGAGACGGAGCGGGATCAGCTCGCGATGGATCTCTTCGGGAAATCCGCGACAGATCTCGCCGGAATTGTAGACGACGGCGGGACCGCTCTCCGGGAATTCGGCCAGGAAGCCGAAGACGCCGGGCTTATACTCGACGGAGACGCGCTGGATTCGGCAAACGAATTCAACGACGGTATGACGCGGCTGAAAGAGACGGCATCCGGAGCATTCCTCGAAGCCGGAGCCGCACTCGCCGAATCACTTCTGCCGGCACTTGAAAAGCTGATCGGACTCGTCTCGTCGGTACTCGGATGGTTCTCGGAACTTGACGGATCGACCCAGACGGTTATATTAACCGTTCTCGGACTCGTCGCGGCTATCTCGCCGCTTATGTCTATCCTCTCAGCGATAACCAGTCCGATGGGGCTCGTCGTCGCCGGGATCGGCGCTCTGATCGCCGCCGGCGTCGCACTATACGAGAACTGGGACACGATCAAAGCAAAAGCGGAAGAGATCTGGACAGGGATCAAAGACGCAATATGGACGCCGATCTCCGAGGCCTGGGAAAATATTAAAGGCTTTTTTACGGAGATCGGAGAAGCAATCTCGAATTTTAAGATCGAGCTCCCGAAGATCAGTCTGCCGCATTTTAACGTTTCCGGCGGCAAATTCCCGTGGGGCATAGCCGGAGAGGGCGAGCCGCCGCGGTTCAGCGTCGACTGGTATGCAAAAGCCATGAATAACGGAATGATCCTCGATAACGCGACGATCTTCGGCGC